CTGAGGATTTGGCTTTTCTGAAAAAGATTGGTCAAATTGAATCCACCCCAAAGGCACCAGCCAAGAAAGACGAGGAATAAACAATGGCAATTTTCTTAAACAACAAAGTTGGTTTTAAGATTGCAACAGTTGATCTATCAGATCACGTTACAGCCTTCACACTAAACCGCCAATCAGACCAACTAGAAGTTACTGCTATGGGCGATACAGCGCACAAGTTCGTTACTGGACTTTCAGCTGACACCATCACAGTATCATTCTTGAATGACACAGCAGCAGGGTCAGTCCTTGCTACTTTACAAGCTGCATACGGCACAACCGTAGCGTTCACAGCCCTCCAAGATAAAGCCACAGCAGTATCAGCAACAAATAAACTTTACACAGGCACAATCCTTATTGACAACATTCCTGATATTTCAGGCGCAGTTGCTGATGAAGCAATGTTTGACATTACCTTTACTTGCAACAGCACAACCGCTTTAGCAACTACAGGCACATTCTAAACGACTAAAAGAAAAGGGCTAAAATGGCAAAGTTAAGAATAGTAAGGGTGGATGGTAGCGATACCACTCACACAATCACACCAGCAATAGAGTTCGCTTTTGAAGTCTATGCAAAGAAAGGCTTACACAAAGCCTTCCGTGAGGATGAAAAACAGACTGACGTTTATTGGTTAGCCTGGGAATGTATCCGTAGATCGGGAGAAACTGTTAAACCTTTCGGCGCAGATTTCTTAGATACGCTTGTGCGTGTGGAAGTTCTTGATGATGACCCTTTGGACTAACTAGGGATTCCCTTCACTACCTCATTGCACGAATGAGCCTAGAGACGGGAATTCCTGCACAATCCTTTATAGATATGGATGTGCGAATGTTCAAGACTTATTTGATGGCTATGAAGGACAGGGCGAAGGAGATGAACAATGGCAACAACGCTAAACGGCGTTAAGCAACTCCGCTACGCACTCCAGAACTTTGAACCTGATTTGGCTAAAGAGACACAAAAAGAAATGGCTGCCGCATTAAAGCCAATCGTGCAAAACGCTAGAAATCTTGTTCCTTCCATAAGCCCATTATCCGGCTGGCGGCCAAGAGCCATGAGTGAAGCAAGATTCCCAACATGGGATTCTAAAATTGCTAAACGTGGCATTACTTTTAGCACAAGCCCAAGCAAGCCTAACTATCGTGGCTGGTCTTATGCAGCTTCTATCCGTAACAAGTCTGCTATTGGTGCTATCTATGAACGTGCCGGAGTTCGTGCGCCAAGCGGTAAGAAATCAAGCAGACCAAACTTTGCTCAGGCTTTAGGGCCGATGAAAGGTGAAGGCAGATTGCAAGGCCGCGCCATGTTTGCAGCATGGAATAGAGATCAAGGCAGAGCAACTGCGGCGGTAATGAAAGCCTTGCAAAATGCAGCTAATAACTTTAAGAATAGGCGTGGTGCGTAATGGCCAAAGTTGATTTAGTAGTTGGTATTGGTGCGGAATACAAAGGCAAACCAGCGTTTAACAAAGCCAATAAAGATGTTTCAGGATTAACTAAAGCCGTAAAAGGTTTAGCAGCTGGCTATCTTGGTTTAGCAGGTGCGCAACGCGCTTTTCGTTTTGGTCAGCAATCATTCAAAGCGTTTGTAGAAGATGATGCGGCAGCAGCACAACTTACTAAGACCCTTTCAAATTTAGGTCTAGCCTTTAATAGCGTTGATGTTGAAAATTTTATCAGCAAGACTCAGCAAGCCACAGGCGTGCTAGATGATTTATTGCGGCCTGCTTTTCAATCTTTGCTTATCGCAACACGGGATTATGCAGAGGCTCAGAAACTTCTTAACTTATCCTTAGACATCTCGGCAGGAACTGGCAAAGATGTAGCAGCTGTCAGCTCAGCATTGAGCAAGGCTTATCTAGGAAACTACGCTTCATTAACCAGACTTGGCGGCGGTATTAGCAAAGCCACAGTTGCATCTGGCAATCTAAACCAAATTATTACCAGCCTAAGCGATAACTTCAAAGGCGATGCACTAGCAGCCGTTCAGACTTACAAAGGCCAATTAGACCTTCTCAAGGTATCAACTGAGAACGCTAAAGAAACTATTGGTGAAGGTTTGGTTATTGCCCTAGCAAAGATTTCAGACGATAACATCGTAAGTTTGACTGACGCAATGGATAACTTCTCCACATCTATTGCTGAAGTAATCGTAGGTATTGGCGTTATGATTGACAAGATAAAGTCAATCCCTGGTGCGGGCCTGTTTAAGGGTTTGTTTAGCCTGCAATCTATTCCGGTGCTTGGTTCTTACTTGGAACTCTTCAGAAAAGCCGGTAAGGAAGAAATTAAGTCTGTTCGTAACTCAAAGAAGATTGTTGAAAATACTAAACAGACAGGCAAAGTTACACAAACCATAGTTTCTAATACTAAAAAATTAACTGAAGAACAGACCAAGCAATTAGCGTTAAAGAAGGCTCAGGCCGTTCTTGATGCATCATCCAAAGTTATGGATATGGATTTAATCCAGAACACAGCTGCGCTAATGGGCAAAATAACTGCCGATGAGACCCTACGCCTTAAACTGCAACAAGCAATCCTTCTAGGCAACTCAACTGAGGCTGGCAACCTAGCGCAGCAGCTATTAGCCACTCAATTAGCTGCAATGAAACTATCTTCAAGCAACCCTCTAGGTGGGTTCACAGATGGCCTTATGGCGGCTTTGAAGGGTGCTAGAGAACTAAGAGATGAACTTGCTAAACTTGGTGCGCCCAAGGTCGCAGTTCCTTCAATGCCAGCAGCGGTAGCCGCGGCAACAAAATCATATACAACTTATGGTGGAATTACCGCACCATCAGACTTTGGGCTGCCTAGCACAGTTGCAAATACAGTTAGCGGCGGTGGCCGCTTCGTGTCAAACAATCCTAACGCTGCTGTTAATGAACTACGCATAATTATAGATCCATCAGCTGCTCAATACGGTATCGGCGTGGCATCAGTTAATAACTCAGCCAACGGCAACAAGAACAACTACAGCACTATTCAAAGTTTCTCCGGCGGTTAATCATGGCCACGCCCACACTTGTTGTAACTTTCGACTTTAGTTCTGGTGCCGTATTTGGCTACCCGTTCATAATCGGTGAGGGTGTATTGGGATTTAACACGCTGGCAGATGCCGCGGCTGACACTATAGATATATCAAACCAGGTCAATAGAGTCTCAATTAGACGTGGGTATAACCTGCTTCAAGAAGAATTCCAGGCAGGCACAGCGACCATAAGAATTATTGACCCAAATGGCGATTGGAACCCAACCAATCCGGCTTCGCCTTACTTTGGCAAGTTAGTCCCTTTGCGTAAGGTGCGTATATCCGCTGATGGCCAATTCTTATTCTCAGGCTACACAATCACCTATAACTACACCTGGGACAAAGAACAAAACATAGGTTTTGTTGATATAGAACTATCTGATGCTTTCCGCTTGTTCAACATGTCCAGCGTTACCACAGTTACAGGTGGAACTGCTGGCCAGACCACAGGCACACGCATTACAGCTATCCTAGACACAATCGGCTTCCCTGCATCCATGCGTGAGATAGAGGCAGGTTCAACAACTGTTCAAGCTGATCCTGGCACTTCTCGGACATCACTCCAGGCCATTGACAACATGAGATTTTCAGAGCAAGGCGCGTTCTACGTCAAGCCATCCGGCAACGCTGAGTTCCTAAGCAGAGCAACCATTCAAAGCAAGTCCGGTGTTAATCCAACATTCTTTTCCAATGACGGCACAGGTATTTCTTACCGCAACATTGTTACTGCCCTAGATGACAAGTTAATTATTAACACAACCAGTATCACCCGGGCCGGTGGCACAGCCCAGACTGCAAGCAACACGGCCAGCCAAATCAAGTATTTCCCACACTCTTACACAGCCACAGACTTACTAGTCCAGACAGACGCACAGGCTTTAGATATTGCTCAGGCTTATACTGCGACACGGGCAGAGACCACTCTACGGGTTGATGCCCTTACTCTTGATCTAAACACAGCCGACTATGCCGCTGGCACAACAGCAGCTTTAACCTTAGATTTCTTTGACACAATACGAGTCAAAAACGTAGGGCAAGATGGCACAGTAATAGACAAGACTTTGCAATGTATGGGTGTTACTCATGAAATCACTCCAGGAACGTGGAACACCACGTTTGTAACATCTGAACCAATTATTGACTCTTTCATCATAGGCAGTTCTTTATACGGTATAATCGGCACGTCAGTAATGACATATTAAGGGGACAAAATGGCAGCAGGATTAGGATTTAAGACGTTTGTTACTGGCGATGTTTTAACAGCCTCAGACACAAACGGTTATTTGATGCAAGGCGTTCTTGTCTTTGCAAGTGCCGCTGCTAGAGATGCAGCAATTACTTCGCCACAAGAAGGTCAATTTGCTTACCTCAAAGATACAGACGTAACTACTTATTATTCAGGTTCTGCTTGGGCCAATTTAGATACCACAGGCATGACAAACCCAATGACAACAACGGGCGATACTATTTACTCATCATCAGGTTCCACTCCTGCTAGATTAGGTATTGGCTCAACAGGTCAAGTATTGACCGTGGCTGCGGGTATTCCATCTTGGGCAAGTATTTCAGCCGGCGGCATGACACTTATTAGCACAACTTCTCTTAGCGGATCAACAATTACTCTTTCAAGTATTCCCGCAACTTACTACAATTTGCAGCTAGTAATTAGAGGTTTCAAATCTACAACAGACGGAGAATCTTACAATTTACGCTTTAATGGTGTTACAGGAAGTAATTACGTTTCCGTCACTGATAATCTAGGAACAAAGACATTCAATTCAACTTCTATTGCAAGTCCTGGCAACGATAACTCTGTTAATAACGGACTTGGTGTTCATGATTTGTTAGATTATGCCAACACATCAACTTGGAAAATTTGTAATTCAGTCATGTTTACAAATAACCAAACTACTACAACAAGCGTTGACATTAATCGAAATTTTGGAGTTTTTAACTCTACTTCAGCAATTTCAAGCATAACCATATTTACAGGCGCAGGAACTTTCAGCGGTGGAACCGCCCTACTTTACGGAGTTAAATAATGTCAAAAGCAAAACGACCAATGGTTCTAATTCATGACGTTTCAACAGGAGAAATTATTGAACGCGAAATGGATGATGCAGAATTTGCTCAGTATGAAATAGACCAAGCTGCAAACGCTTTATTCAAGGAACAAGCCATTTCTAAGGCAGCGGCTAAGAACGAACTTTTAGAGCGTTTAGGCATAACTGGCGAAGAAGCCGCTTTACTAATTGGATGAAACCACGCCTGAGTAAAAGCGTTATTCAGCTGCGCGAGCAAATAGATGACACGTATCCGAACCGCGACCGTAGAACTGACGGCACTATCGGAGACGCTAAGCATGACAGTAAATCAGATCACACGCCTGATGCTGCTGGCTGGGTTCGTGCCCTTGACATTGACGCTGACCTCACAAAGCACAAATCTGAAAGTATCTACTTGGCAAATCAAATTCGTGCATATGCGAAGTCTGACCCTGCTAAACGAATATCTTATGTCATTCATAACCACAAGATTGCTAGCCGAATCCTTAATTGGAAATGGCGTAAATACAGTGGGTCAAACCCACACACCAGCCACATCCACATATCGTTTAATAAGGGTAAAGCTGACACAGATGGTTCTTTTTTTGAAATACCTATGCTAAGGGGCACTAAATGAAAAATCCTTATTTCCTAATGTCCGGCGCGTTCTTGTCTGCTTGGGCAGCAAGCAACTTTGCAGCTGACTATCGCGCAGTTCTCTGGGCTATCCTTGCCGGTGTCTTTGGATATGCGACACCTAAGAAATGAGCATTTCTAGCGCGAACTACACAGTAACAACCACAGCTTCTATTGTAGTTCCAATAGATAATGCAGCTGAGGAAGTTCACTTTCACTCATCATCAGGCACGTTGTATCTTGGCGGTGCTGATTTAACTGTTGCTAATGGTTACCGGATGGACAATGGCGATAAGGTTGTAGTTCAAAATCATGGCAGCGCGGTGTATGCAATTACGTCATCAGGCACAGCAAACCTCTCAACTTTAATTATTCAAAAATGACACAGACAGATTTCTTTAGCCTCTACATTGCCACGATTGCAGTCATAGGTGGCTTGTCAGGCTATGTAATCACACATTTGCTTGGCGAAATTAAACGCCTAAACTCGCGTGTTGATGAGATTTACAACATACTTTTAGAGCGATAATTTAACTATGGCTCGCAAGGTTAAAGTTCAGGATGATTACTACACACCCCTGGAAAGTTACTGCATAGGCTTAAACACCTATTACACAGCCTTGCGTAAAGCGGGATTCTCAGTAGATATTGCCCTTGCCATGATTCAGGATCAGAACAGTTATCCGGATTGGATATTGCCAAAGCCTGTGGACTTTGACCCAGACAATCCGAACTTTACTCCCTATGAGGATGAAGACGAGGACTAACCTTGAAAATCGTGATTGTGTCAGATTTGCAAGTGCCTTTCCACAGTCCCAAAATGGTCAAGAATGTGGCCACATTTATCCGCAAGTTCAAGCCCGATGAGGTGCTATGTGTTGGTGATGAAATGGATTTCAATACCATATCGCGTTTTAGTAGCGGTTTTGATGAACACTCCAAGACCATCGGCCGCGACCGAGACATGTGCGTTGATGTCATGTATGACCTACAAATCACACAGCTCTCACGATCTAACCACGGAGCGCGGCTCTTTAACGCCCTTTCTACTCGACTGCCTGGACTGATAGGCGCACCTGAGTTAGAGATAGAAAACTTTCTTAAACTGCCAGAATTAGGCATTAAATACCATCGCAAGCCATACGAAATACCGGGAACTAATTGGGTAATGGTGCATGGTGATGAGCAGAGCATCAAGCCACATGGCGGTTTAACGGCTTTAGAAGCCGCTAAGAGACACGGAAAGAGCGTTGTGTGTGGTCATACTCACCGGCAGGGTATATCATCTTATACGCAATCCTCAGGCGGTTCAGAGGTATCTAGGCTTACAGGCTTTGAAGTAGGGCATTTGATGGACACACGCTCAACAGGTGCTAGTTACATGAAAGGCACCTTTAACTGGCAGGCAGGCTTTGGCGTTATTTACACAGATCGTAAGCGTGTATTGCCTATAGCTGTGCCTATTGAGAAGGATGGCTCATTCCAATTTGAGGGCAAAGTCTATGGATAAGCCTTGCTGCGGCGAGGAATGGCTGAGATATGACGAGGATTTTGTTATCAAATTGTTATCTAAATATGCTTGTATGAGGTTGAAATAGCCTTAAAAGTAGTTCACACTTAACTTAATCCACAACAGCTGTGGGTTAGTTAGGGGCTACAAATGGAAGAACTAAACGCCTTATCGCTGCTATGTGCATTAACTTTGCCACCATTAGCTGCGTTCACGGCCTTTTGGTCAGGATATAACAGAGGCAAGCGCGAAGGTTGGCACGCTGGCCGTTCATTACTACGCATCCCGGTTCGCAATGATCGCTAATGAACTCCTTACTGAAAGCACCAGACTCCTCTATGACAGAGGTTTGCAGTATGGAGACCCAACTGCTAATCACATACGAATTGCGCAGCTATGGAGTGCG